TTTAAGACAAAAAAATGATGAGTATAGAAAAGCTCTTAATGTTTTCAGAAATAAATTGAATGAGGTAGCAGTTTTTAATTCAAATTTAGCTTATGCAACAAGATTATTTACTGAACATTCAACTTCTAAACAAGAAAAACTTAATATACTCAAAAGATTTGATGGTGTTGAATCACTAAAAGAATCAAAAAATTTATACAAATCAATTAAAGATGAATTAGGTTCATCAAAATCTCAACCTATAACAGAATCTATTGAAACTAAAATAGACAAAACACCTTCAAATGGTTCTGCAATAAATTTGATTGAATCTAAAACATATGAGAATCCCCAATTTATGAGAATGAAGGATTTGATGTCAAAATTAAAATAAACTAAACCAAAAAAAAATAGAAAATGGGAGCATTATTAGAATCAGGTCTTGTTGGTAACATTGGTTTGAAACACTTAAAAGTTATCAAAGAAGATACAATTAACAAATGGGATAGATTAGGATTCCTTGAAGGTCTTAAAGGCCACCTAAAAGAAAACGTAGCTCAGTTATATGAAAACCAAGCTTCTCACTTAATCAACGAAGCAACTTCTGATAGTAGTTCAGGTTCATTCGAAACAGTTGTATTTCCTATTGTTAGAAGAGTTTTCTCTAAATTGTTAGCTAACGATATCGTATCAGTACAAGCTATGAACTTACCTATCGGTAAATTGTTCTACTTTGTACCTAAAATCCAAGGTTATTCAGGTGGTACGGTAACCGATACTTTAGGAATTGCTTCAGGTGATCATTATGCACCTGTTGGTAGTCCAGGTAACTATCCTGGTGATCCTAACGCAGGTTATAATTCAGGTACAGGTCAACCTTTTGGACAAGCTGCAAAAAATCTTTATGATTTATTCTACGAAGGAACTGAACCTGGTTTAAATCCTGGTGGTTTGTTTGATTATTCTAAAGGTAAATTTGTAACTGTTACAGGTTCAACACCAACAGTTGCTTGGTCAAATGGTCAGTTGATTTACTCAGCTTATACAGCTGGTGGTTCTGCTGCTGAATTCAGAAAAATCATCGTTGCATTATCAGGTTTCTCGCAAGCTGGAACAGGAAAATTGATTGGTCCTGATGGTCAAGAAATTGATACTGAATCATTCTTGTCAAACCTTATTTTGTACACAGACAACTCAACTGTAGCTTCTAATTTAGGTACATCAACATTTACTCCTTTGTTATTTAGAGTTGTAACTCAAAAATATGGTGGTGGTATTGTTAATCCAACTTATTCTACTTCTCAAGCTGCGTTCAACACAAGTAATACTGGTGGTAATGGTGGATATTATGATAACATTTGTTCATTTACTGGATTTATTTATTTAGAAATTGATGCACAAGTACCTGTATGTGTTTCTTGTGGTCAAGCAACACCTGATGGATATTCAGGAGCAACTTTAACAGCATCTCAATGGTCAGGTGCATCTTCTTTAACTAACATCAAAGCTGCTTGGAGAAGATACGAAGAACTAGAATTCGAAGACAAAATTGGTGAAGTTTCTTTCGACCTTGAATCAGTAACTGTTTCTGTAACTGAAAGAAAATTAAGAGCTCAATGGTCTCCTGAACTTGCTCAAGACGTTGCTGCATTCCACAATATCGATGCAGAGGCAGAATTAACAGCTCTTCTTTCTGAACAAGTTGCTGCTGAAATCGATAGAGAAATCCTTCGTGACCTTAGAAAAGGTGCTGCTTGGAACTTAAGATGGGATTATAACGGATGGAGAAGATTGTCTAATACAACTTCTTACACTCAAAAAGACTGGAACCAAACGTTAATCACAGCTATTAACCAACTTTCTGCTCAAATCCACAAATCTACTTTAAGAGGTGGTGCTAACTGGATTGTTGTGTCTTCTGAAGTTTCTGCAATCTTTGATGACTTGGAATACTTCCACGTATCGAATGCTTCTCCTGACCAAGACCAATACAATATGGGTATCGAAAGAGTGGGTACATTATCAGGTAGATACCAAGTATATCGTGATCCTTACTTCCCAGCTAACCAAGTGTTAATCGGACATAAAGGTACATCACTTCTTGATACTGGTTACATCTACGCTCCGTATGTTCCACTTCAGTTGACACCTACAATGTACAATCCGTTCAACTTTACACCAATCAAAGGTATTATGACTCGTTACGCTAAAAAAATGGTCAATAATAGATTTTATGGTAGAATTACAGTTGATGGTGTAAGAACATTCGAC